ATCTTGGAGGTGAAGAACGATGCGAAGCAGCAGCTTGAGAAGGTTGAAAAATTGAGACGTCAGATTGAACAGGAGAAACGCAAAAATGACAAGACATGAACTTTCACTGCTGGCGCTGACTGTTTGCGTTGGCATCCTCTGCGGGTTGCTGGCTGGCTGCGAAGATCGTTTTAGATACCCTTGCCAAGACCCAAAGAATTGGGAACTTGCCGAGTGCAAGCCGCCAATCTGCACAGCAACGGCTACATGCCCCGACCAGTTAATCAAACCCGAACAGGAGAAGAAGTGATGCCAACAGTCGCATACAAACCAAACAACCGTCTGTCACCAGAAGAGATTGAGGCTCGCGTGTGGGCTTGGGTGATATTTGTGATCTCTGTCATCTTGTTGGGCTCATGTTTCAGTTTCATCTATTCTGTGACGTTCGTGACCCAGCCGATGTCATCTATGGCGCCAATCGACAAGGTATACACGAAGATGATCAATGACATCATGTTGCTGTGCACTGGCGTGCTGGGCGGTGTGGCTGGCCGCAAGGCCGTGTCGGCTGCTGTTGCCACGGCTACCGCCAAGGCAGAGAACATTGACAACGACAACGATGAGCCGCCAAAGCCATGAAGGATCTTCTTGGCGGTCTGCTGGTGCTGGTCCTTGTGTTTGGCGGTGGATATTGCACCGGCAAGCACTATGAGCAAGAGGCCCAGCAGGCCGAGGTAGATCGACTCAATACCGAAGCCAGGGCCAAGGAGGCGGCCTTAGAAGCCGCTGTAACAACCACCGCAAACGCATTGAGGGTAACGAATGAAAAAGCCAAACTTGCTACAAAACAGCGCGATGCTGCTATTGACAGTGGCGCTCTCAAGCTGCGCGTCAAAGCGTCCTGCCCCATACAAGCCACCGCAGATCCCGCCACTGCCACAGGAGGTGGTGGAGGAGAAGCATCAGCCGAACTTAGTCCAGAAGTTGGAAAAGCTCTTTTCGCAATAGCAGAGGAGGGTGACCGCGCCATCACCAAGCTGAATGCTTGCATCGATTTGTACAACCAAGCCCTTGAATCACAGAAAGGTATCAAATGACACAACTCACCGTCAACTTTAGCCTGCATGAACTCAGCAAGTCAGAAACAGCCTTGCGCATGGGTCTAGACAACACGCCAGATGACGAAGCGACAGAGAATCTGCGCCTGCTGTGCGAGAAGGTATTGCAGCCTGTTCGTGACCATTACGGCAAGGGCGTGAAGGTGAACTCAGCTTATCGCAGCCCTGAGTCCAATGCGGCGGTCGGCGGGTCAAAGACCAGCGACCATTGCAAAGGCATGGCTGCTGACATCGAGATCCCTGGCGTTGCAAATGCCGATCTGGCTCAGTTCATCATGGACAATCTGAGCTACACGCAATTGATTCTGGAGTTCTACACGCCAGGCATTCCAGACAGCGGCTGGGTGCACGTCAGCTATGACCCGAACAACCTCAAGAAGCAAGAATTGACCGCCACCAAGGTTGCCGGTAAGACGCAATATTTGCCTGGTCTGGTCGCATAATTTAGGTCATGGCAACCAATCTGACTCAGCAGCTCGACACACCGGCGCCACCCAACTTGGGGACGCCTGATGTGCTTTACAGCGAAAGCTATTTCAGGCAGACCAATGGCGGCCTCAATGTCTACTTCAACAAGCTGCGCAACCTGTTTGGTGCGTTGCTTGGCCCAGCAGGCGGGAAGTGGATAAACAGCCCCTATGGCGCGTTTCAGGACTCCACAGACCAGACGGCGGCCAACACCACCACGGCCTACGCCATCACCTTTGACACCACCGACTTCACCAATGGCGTCACCTTGTCGAATTCGTCAAGGCTTAATGTGGCGCAGGCTGGGATCTACAACCTGCAATTCAGCATCCAGTTCAAGAACACCACCAATGATGGCCAAGATGTTGATGTATGGTTTCGCAAGAACGGCACAAACATTGACAATTCAAACAGCAGATTTCATTTATCAACAAGAAAATCGGCAGGTGATCCATCTCATTTAATTGCGTCGCTTAACTTCTTTGTCAGTTTGGCGGCCAATGACTATGTAGAGATCATGTGGAGGCCAACAAATGTTGGTGTCAGTATTGAGCATTTTGCATCTAGTAGCTCACCCACCAGACCAGCCGTTCCATCAGTAATTGCCACTTTGAGCTTTGTGTCCAATTTGTCCACAGAAACCGCATAATTAAGCCATGGCATTCGTACCTCTCAAAATCCCACCAGGCATCTACCGAAACGGTACTGAGTACCAGTCTTCGGGCCGTTGGTATGACGCAAACCTTGTTCGCTGGTTTGAGAATACCCTGCGCCCAATTGGCGGGTGGCGTAAGAAATTAGAAACGCAAATGACCGGCAAGTGTCGTGGCCTGCTTACTTGGCGGGACAACGGCGCAACTGCTTGGGCCGCATTTGGCACTCATTCAAAACTTTATGTTTTGAGTGGAACAACCAATGTCTTAAAGGACATTACGCCAACAGGGTTCTTATCTGGTGTTGCGGATGCTACTATTTTGACTGGATATGGATACAACACATACGGCACATTTGCCTATGGCGTTCAAAGACCGGCATCTCAAACTTTTGAGCCAGCGACTACCTGGTCATTAGATACTTGGGGAGAGTATTTGATTGCCTGTTCAAATTTTGATGGCAAGTTATACGAATGGCAATTAGGTTTTACAACGCCAACACTGGCGGCAGCCATCACCAATGCACCAACAGGCTGCGAGGCTGTGATGTCAACTGCCGAAAGGTTTATCTTTGCCCTGGGCGCGTCCAGTAATCCTCGGCTGGTGAAGTGGTGCGATCAGGAGAACAACACTGTTTGGACGGCTGCGGCTACCAATCAGGCTGGTGACTTTGAATTGCAGACGGTTGGCGCGTTGAAGGCTGGCAAAAAGGTGCGCGGCATCAACTTGCTATTCACTGACGTTGACGTGCACACCGCCAGCTATGTCGGCCTGCCCTATGTCTACGCCTTTGAGAAGGCTGGCTCTGGCTGCGGTCTGATCTCCTCGCAGGCTGTGGCAGCCATTGACACTGCCGCCATGTGGATGTCTTCATCAGGCTTCTGGATATTTGACGGCTATGTCAAGCCATTGCCTTGCGATGTGTCTGACTATGTGTTCCAGAACATGAACTACAACCAGTCGTCAAAGGTTTATGCGGTGCACAACTCCAAGTATGGCGAGATCTGGTGGTTCTACCCATCAAGCGCCAGCAACGAGGTTGATTCCTACGTCACATACAACTACCGCGAGAATCACTGGAACATTGGCTCCATGGCTCGCACGGCTGGCACAGACCGTGGTGTTTATTTGAATCCTCTGATGGTGTCGTCTGATGGCTACATCTACGAGCATGAGGTCGGCTTTGCGTATGACGGCGGGAATGTCTATGCCGAGTCTGGACCCTTTGAGATTGGATCTGGTGACAACATCATGTCGGTGCGTCAGGTGATCCCTGATGAGCAGACGCTGGGCGAGGTTGCCATCAGCTTTAAGACGCGAATGTATCCAACGTCAACAGAGACAACGCACGGTCCATATTCAGCTTCACAGCCGACAGATGCGAGGTTCTCTGGACGTCAGGTGAAGATGATTGTGACTGGCGCACTGCTGGACGATTGGCGCGTTGGCGTCATGAGATTGGAAGCTGTGGCGGCTGGTAAGCGCTGATGGATGGAGATTTTGAGAGACTGCGCCAGCATGTGGAGGCGGCCTTAGAATACTCTGGAGGAACACACAAAATAGAGGATATTGCTGAAGGGTTGAGTGCAGGCAGATTTCAGTTCTGGCCTGGCTTGAATTCAGCGGTGGTGACAGAGATCATTGTCTACCCGCGACTCAAGGACTTGCATTATTTCCTTGCTGGCGGCGACCTAGATGAACTCAAGATGATGCGACCTTTGATCGAGTCTTGGGGAAAGAGCATAGGTTGCACGCGAGTGTCTTTAGCTGGCCGTCCTGGCTGGCAAAAGACCTTCTTAAAAGATGAAGGATATGAGCCTAAGTGGTTCATTTTGAGCAAGGAACTTTGATCATGGCCTACGAAGATTTACCGAGTCAAGCATGGCGTAATCTGCCACCAGCACAGTGGAATACTGGTTTGCTTGGACAGGGTCAAGCGCCTACGCCTACCAACTACTACCAGCAGATCATGCAAGAGATGGCGGCAGAGCCTGCCAATGTAACTGGCGCTCCTCGAAGTGCTGTCGGTTATAAGCCTGGCATATATGCGACTCGCACTGTTGAGGAGATGGTTGACGAGCTGAACGCCTTAAACGCTGCTGGTGGCGGCGGCAGAAGCGCAGCTGAGCAGCAGCGCATTGATCAATTCTTTGATGCCATGACGCCAGCAGAATTGGCTCAGTTCCAGAAGAAAAACGCAGACTTTATCAACAAATTACTGACGCCAATGCCTTTGCAATTGGCAGATTTGGCCGCCAAGAAGATGGGATATAAAGGGTTCTTGCCATTCACTTTGGGCGATGGTTTGCTGGGCGGTGAAAAGGCAGGCGTTGTCACTGTTGGCGAAGGTGAGGCTGTGGCAGATGGTGATGGCGTCACAGCTCCAAGTTATGGCGTGATCAGCAACAGCGGCCTGCTTGGCCTGTCTGGCATTAGCGGCCCAGGCATGGCATCAACTACACCTGGCAATGCTGTAAGTTCTGCGATGGGTGGACAAGCGGCGGCTGCCGCAAGCGGCGGTCGTGGTGGATCATCTGGCGGCGGCGGTGGAGGCCCAGGCGCTCCAGGTCTTGGCGCAAGTAGTGGCGGTGGTTTTGCAACTGGTGCAGGAGGTACTGCTGGGGTAGGCGGCACTGCATCTGGTGGCGGTGGTGGCGGTGGTGGAGGCGGCGGTGGATGCTGCTTCATCATGCTGGAAGCTCGCTACGGTGACGGCACGATGGATGCCGTGGTGCGCAGATACCGTGATGAAAAGATGACCGACAAGAATCGCCGTGGCTATTACAAGCTGGCCGAAGTCTTTGTCCCATTGATGCGTGAATCTCGATTATTCAAATTCTTGGTGGCAAAGACATTTGCAGACCCATTGGTGTCATACGGCAAGTACCACTATGGTGAAAACAAGCATGGCTGGTTATTCAAGCCAGTTGAGAAGTTCTGGATGAGGGTGTTCAACACCTTGGGAACTGATACAAAATTCATTCGTGAAAACGGCGAAACGGTTTAAGGGGAAAGACATGTCAAAAGGCGGCGGCACACAAAAAGTCACAACAAGCATTGATCCACAGATCAAGGAAGAGTATTTCAAGAATCTGGAGCAGGCTCGCAGTGTTGCTGGCGCGTTGCCAGTACAGCAGTTTGCTGGATTCAATCCTCTGTATCAGCGTGGCGAAGAGGCTCTGACAAATATCGGCTTGACGCCATTCAATCAGGCCAGCATTCAAGAGTTCATGAATCCTTATGAGCAGCAGGTCATCCAAGGAACATTGGGCGACATTGAGCAATCACGTCAAATGGCTGGCATTCAAAACGCGCAGCAAGCTACTGCCGCCAAAGCATTTGGCGGTTCACGCTACGGCGTCCAGCAGTCTCTGACAGATCAAGGCGCATTGGCGCAAGCCGCCAAGACTGCGGCTCAGATGCGCCAGCAAGGCTATGGTCAAGCTGCACAAATGGCTCAAGCCGCACGTCAGATGGGGCTGCAAGGTGCTCAAACAGTGCTTGGCCTTGGCAGTGCGCGTCAGCAGTTGCAACAACAACAGTTGGATGCTGCTCGCAATTTGGATTTGCAGAAACTTCAGATTGCGCAAGGCGCGTTAGGTTTGACGCCAGCCAATTTGGGTGGCACTACAAGCCAGCCTCTTTATCAAAATCCTGTATCTAATATTGCTGGATATGCAACGATTGCAAAAGCATTCGGACTTCTTTGAGGTAAATCATGGCTACAAATTCTTTTGATCTTGGCGGCTTATTGTTTGGCGGTGGTGACAATGGCCTCAATGAGTATCTGAACGAAACACAGCGCGAAGCAATTCAGCGTCAGGCACTGCTTCAGGCTGCTGGCGCGTTTCTCCAAGCTGGTGGACCAAGCACGCAACGCATCAGCTTTGGTCAGGCTTTGGGTGGCGCATTGCAGGCTGGCTCCAAGGGCTATGGAGAGGCACAGCAAAGCGCCATCAATCAACTGCTGACCAAGCAGAAGATGGATGAGTACAAGATGGCGCAAGAACAGCGCCGCAGGCTTGAGGAGATCTTTGGTGCGCAAGCGCCTACGGCTGGTATGCCTATGACGCCACAGCAAGCCTTGGCCGCGCCTGGCGGTCAGGTTGGTCCTACTGCTGAACGCGCCGCCATGATTGGTCAAATGCCAGAGGCCGCCGCAGTGTCTCCTGAAGACATGCGCTATGAGCAGTTCATGAGAGCGGCTCAGTTATATGCCGCCTCAGATCCTGGAAAGGCCGAAGCCTACCAAAAGATGGCGATGTCAATCAAGCCCCGCGAGGAAGTCACAGGCCAGCCCTTTGAGGTGACTGGCTCTGACGGCAAGCCTGTGATGGTTCAGCAGTTCAAAGGCGGCAAGATCAAGACGCTGGAAGGCTTTGGCCCCAAACGCGAAGTGGTGTTGCAGAATGTTGATGGCCGAGTCATGGCGATTGACAAGAACGCCTTGAAGGGCGGCGAAGTCTATGGCACAGGCATCACGCCAGCCGAGCAGCAGCGACTGAAGATGGACGCAGATCGTTTTGGATTGGATGTTGAGCGCCTGAAGATGGAGCGCCAGCGCCTTGGTATGGAAGCTCGCAGATTGAACATTTCCAAGCAAGAATTACAGCGCGGCCAGTTTGAGCGCATGGAAAACGAAGATGGCGTGTTCTATGTGCCCAAGGTCCCAGGCTTGCCGGCAATCCCTGTGGCTGGCCCTGGCGGTGTTCCTCTCAAAGGCAAGGCGCCGCCAAAGCCAACAGAGGGAGAGGCAAATGCCGCAGGCTTTGCCAATCAGATGGAAAACTCAGAGGCCATCATTAAGGCATTGCCTGCTGGATCTCAGCCAGGCGCTGGCAGTGGAATTGCAGGATCAGTTCCTTTTATCGGTGATGTTACGAAGAGACTTGTGCAACCCGAAGCCACTCAACAATATGAACAAGCAGCGCAGGCGTGGATTCGCGCCAAGCTGCGCAAAGAGTCTGGCGCTGCCATTGGTGTTGATGAGATGGCGCAGGAATATCGCACCTACTTCCCGCAAATAAATGACACGCCAGCCAACATCAAACAAAAAGCAGAGGCACGTCGAATCGCCACTGAGGCCATGAAGAAATCTGCTGGCAGGTCTTACACGCCAAGTGGCGGTCTGAACTGGAATCCTGCAACACAACAATGGGAATGAGGTTCTGAGATGCCACAAACAGTCAATGTAATTGGTTATGGCCCTGTCACATTTCCTGATGGGATGTCCAAGGAGGAGATGGCTGCGGCTTTAAGGAAGTTGCCGCCAATACCTCAAGCAGCGCCTGAAGTGGCGCCACAAGGCCCAAGCATGACTGATCAGCTTGGCCGTCAAATGGGTTTGGCAACACGTCCAATGGCGCAGGCCGTGATGTCTGCTGGCGGCATGTTGCCTCTGGTGGTCGATCCAGCCGTCAATTTGTACAACTTGGCGACAGGCTCAAACGTGCCAACCATGTCTCAGGCCATGCCTCGGACATTGACGGCCATGGGATTCCCAGAGCCAGCCACAGCCACAGAGCGTGTCGTGCAGGACATGGCGAC